TCTGTTTTTAGGTCTTGTAATTCACTGCCTACATGATTAAATGTTTTCATAATAATTGTTCTAGTGATGCCACGACATTGTCGCTCCCGCCTGTTGCTTCTTTATTTCTTTGAGTTTATCGGTCATCCATCCGGGCGGTTTTTTAGGATGACCCGGCGATGCTATATTATCATACGCAAACGCGGTAGGCGTTGAGCCAGGAACTTGAGCAATCTTTCCACCACACACAACAGACTCATCCATACCCACATCTTTCTCACAAGGAGATTCAGTAGGTTCTTTTCTTTCAGCCATGGAATAAAAATCTTCAAATTCATTTCCACATTTCTCGCATCTGTAATCATAATAGGGCATCTGTTCCTTTCGCGAACCATGCTGGTTGTGCACTGTGATTCCACACAGCAAAATTACTCTTCTCTTTTATATAGTATTTCCTGTAAGCCTTTACCACATCATCATCTTTGCAATGGTCTGGCATACATTGTGGGGGGTCTACCCATCCACTGTCTTCAATATTCTTTGGCACGAACTCTAGAATCTTACCAAGTTTATCCCATGTCTTATGAACCTTGAACACATCACGACTATCATTTATTAAACCGAATCGTATAGAGTATTCTGCACTCAGCATTCTGAACAATCTAAACAACCAATCATAATGTTGTTTAGAAGAACGAGTCCAAATTGTACTAGGGTGATTTTTATGTGCTATTTTGTATAGGTCTGGATGGGCATCATCTTCATCAAGCACTCTATGTGCTGTTGATAACATCTGTGCGCTCTCTAGTATCATTTTCACTACGTGCTTATCGCAGTGCATTTCTGCACAATCGTCTGGGCGTTTATCTAAGTAAAATATATTCATTATCATTTTCAATTATAAGGTTGAGTGAGGAAGACTTTTCCTCACTCTTCTACTATTATATATTATACACCTTTAACAATAGTTTGTCAAATCTTTTTTACGGCCCTTCTGGTATTATTATAAAAAATATGAGTATCAATCTCTACTGTTCTACGGCGTGGACTTGCCCATCTTGGACTACTGATATAGTCCGCATGATAATGGGTTGCTCCATCCGTTATATCTTTCAAGTCAGGAGTTGACAAGACATACTCAGCAATCTCTTGTGACGCCCTCCACATTGAACTAGTAGTTTGTGGTACATCAAGTTTACCATCACAATACCAACTAAATTGACATCGGTCTTTTACTGGAAATCCATTCTTATAATGTCTTCCCTGTGTAATAACTTTACAAACGGTATTTGGATAATGAGTTGATCTCACACGATTCATAGTGACTTGTGCTACTGCTAATTTTCCAGCAGTAGATTCCATAGCTGCTTCAAAATATATATTTTTTGACATACACTCTAGTTCTTCTGAATTCACCAATGTTACAACTGATGACTTTTCATCTGTAGTATTTAATCCTTGATAATGTTTCATTGACCAAGTCAATGGAGTCATTATTGTTGCCTGTTGGTCAGTTATTGGCGGAACCCAAATTATAGATGGGGTGCCTGAATTTAGCGATGATGACCATAGCATAAAAAGCCCCACAAATGTAATGAATATTTTCATATTCCTCTTTTGGTAGTGTTGAGTTAAGTATGATAGCCACTTACTTAAACTTAAATAGGAGAGTTTCGGCCACGGCGGGAAGCTCTGGCGATATTACCAGTTTCCCATAATTTGGGGGAGTATAAGGAGTAATCAAAATCAGAGTACCATGTTATTCCATCTAGTGTGGTGGAAAATTTTGACATGGTACTATTCCAATCCATAGTAAATTGAAAATTATCTTCCTTAGCAAGAACAACCGTAGCTTGTATCGGTTCTCCAGCCTCCATTTTCAATTGCCGTAGTTCAGCTTCTACATTTGTTTGTACATTATCTGTAGTAACTTTGGTTAAATTGACTATTCTCTCTTCTAAACTTTTTATCATGGTAATAAATTAGGAAAAGTTTCTTTTACTAAATTAAAAGTTAATCCTCTGCATTTTAATTTTTTATCCTTCACTTGCAGAAGAAGTTCTACTTCAGAAGGATGTATACCTTCTAAAATTTCTGTAAATGCTTTTTCTCTTTTCATGTTAGTCAAATTTTTGGGGGATTGACCTTCAACAAACAAATACAACTTTCTAATATGAAAATGTAGATAAGTTGGATTTGGCTCGGCTGTGTCTCCTTGATATTTGACTATGGGGGGTGTGCCCGGTGGTAAGAGAAACTTTATATTCGGATCGAATGCTGCTTTTAAAATCTGTCGAAGCGCAAAACAATCATATTTTAATAATAGTTCTTTCTTTTGTTTTTTAGTGGGTGCTGCTGCAATCTCACTAAAAACTCTTGGTAAACTGGTTGTCATAATTAAAACTCGTCAATTACTTCCATAAGGTTTTTCAATCTTTTATCAACAAAGTAATTCAAGAGTTGACTTCTATCACCAGCTTCTTGATTATCATATTGATTTACTATATTTATACGAATTGATTCTGGAGTTTCCCTCAAATCAACCATTGTCTTGTTTCTATGGTAGTTTCTAAGCATAGCTTCATTACAGAATTCTTCTGGTTTTTTACCTCTCCATAGTTCCATCTTCTTCTTGGTTACAGGAGTTTGGCGTTTTCCTTCAGTTATAAGAGTATCATCCGAAGAAAGGATGTTAGGAACACCATCACCAGTATCACCCCTAATGGTCTTATCATACAAAGATTCTGCAGGATCACCCACTATAAACTTTTTCTGAAGTGGTGACCATTGTTTAACTTTATCAAACTTTTGTAACTGAATAAAGTCTTTATCACTAGAAAGTATCAAAGTAGGCGAATGTTCTATTCCTTGTCTTTCCTCAACAAGAACACCAATAATGTCATCAGCCTCAGCACTATCTATGTGCATAACTTTATATGGAAAGTATTTATTGAGATCTTCTCTCATTTCATGTAATAGTTCAAAGAGAGTTTTCCAATCCGTAATGTCATTCTCTCTATTTTTCCTACGATTTGCTTTGTACTCTGGAAATACTTTTTTTCTCCAATTATCCTTACCATCACAACAAATAACCATTTCTCCATAATCTTTTGCAAATTTATTACGAAACATTCTGATTGAATTGAGTATTGTATGTCTTAATAGGTTTTCTTCTACAACTGGATTACCTCTACCCACAGCCATGAATGAACCAATCACAGTTTGACTATAATCAAGTAGTATCATTTTTCTCCATCTCTATTCTCATTTTAATTGATTCAAGAAACTGATTCCATTGATTCATCCGCATATCCCAATTGTAAAAAGTGTCAAAATATGTTTTCTGTAAACTCAACAAAACTGCTGTCTCATCTTTTCTATAAGATTCAATAGCCCTTCCAAGAATATGTGAATGAACCGCAATATGTTTCTCAGGCCCTGGCTCATATCCATACATCCAAGCAAAGTTGGCACAAGTCTCTGGAAGGGCACCAAGATTAGGACATACCACCATACACTTTGCACTCATAGCTTCAATTGCTGAAATACAAGAAGTTTCCATATAAACAGATGGATATGCCATGATATGATTTTTGGTAAGTTCTTCTCTAATCTGATCATTAGATACTGTACCATGATAATTGACACCATCCATTTCTTTAGCAGCTTTATATACATGGCGATATTGCTCATCCATCCAAGACCGATCATATATCTTAAAACTGGAAAAGATATTCAGTTCTGCTGATTGAACTTCTTCAGATTTATTGTGTTCTTTGAGATGTCTCCAAGCACCAAGTAAAACCTCTAATCCACGATGGGGTGTACTCATATAGACACAAGAAATTTTGTCTTTGGGTTTTTCATGTTCTGGAATGGGTTCTATGGCGTGTTGAATAACAACACCATGATCATAAGGAAGACCAAGATAAACTCCATACTGATACTGTTGCCAATTACTGACAAATATTATCTTTTCAAAGTCTAACATATTCTTGTGTTCTTTAAGAAATGCAACTTCTGGATCTTGGGCAAGATCATGAGCCCAAAATAATCTTGGTTTATCTTCTAACTTTCTTTTACGAGAAGCGACCCACTGAAAGTAATCCTTTAGTTCTGGATCAATGCGAGAAAATAACCACTTCTGCATAAGTTCAGTACCACCTGCTGCTTTAGGGTTTTCTTCTGGAGCAAAATCACTTTCACCGAAATCAATGTTTAATGTCATAATTATTTTTTTTGTTTAGAATATTCAATGTTTGTTTTGATATTCTCTAACATTATTTCCCATTGCTTAGCGGTAGTATTGATGTCATAGTGCATATCAAAATATTGTTTCTGAAAAGTAAGACGAGCTTGAACTGGTGGTTCCCAAAAACTGTCAATTGCATCTCTCAGAACATGGGAGAACTTTCTAGCGTGTTCAATCTTGTCTTGAACATATCCATACATCCAAGCAAAGTTAGCACACGTTTCTGGTAAGGCTGCAAGGTTGGGACAGACCACAACACAACCAGCACTCATCGCTTCAATCACCGAAATACACGCTGACTCTTGGAATATATTCGGATATGCTAGAATGTGTGTTTGTTGTAGTACTGAACGGATTTCTTCGTTGGATACTGTTCCATGATAGTTGACATTCGGAGTATCCTTACAAGCATTATATAATGGTTCCCAATCTTTGTCTGCTTCTTCCCATCCGTATATCTTAAAACTAGAATATATATCAAGTTCGACATTCTCAAACTTTGCAGCACGAAATGCAGCAATGAGAACATCCAATCCACGATGTGGTGTGGAAATGTATATGAGTCTGGTTGGGCCCTCTTTAGGTTTTGTGTGTGCTGGAATCGGTTCTATTGCGTTTTTGAGTACAACGCTCTTTTCATATTCAACTCCCAAATCAAGATGAAATTTTTCTAATGACCAATCAGAAGGAAATATAAATCTTTCATACTTGTCTCGTTCTTCTTTTTTCTTGAGGAATTGTATTTCTTGATCTTTAGAGGTATCTTGAAACCAGAGGATTTTAGGCTTATCTTCATAGTCACGAACTCTTGAAAGAATGATTTGGAAATAGTTCCACAGGTCATCAGGCACTCTCTCCTTGACTCTTCCGTAAATCAACTCACTGCCACCCTTTGCATCCTTTGAAGCAACAACTAAATCATCAGTTTTTTCCACTTTCAATTTCTTCACCATAATTATTTTTTTTAATTTAATAAAATATCCTTTGTAGCTATACCTTCAATCTTACCTTCTTGAACAAAACTTGAAATAGGAATCGGGGTAACAACATTATCTTCTCCTTTTTTAAAAAGAGAAAATTGACCAACAATCTCTGCCGCATCATTATGATTTAAATCATACACAAATGAAGTATCATCATCAGAACTCAAGATTAGTTTGGCTTCTCTGATTGCTGGTTTGTCTATACCCTCTCCGCCTTCTGCGGCAGCTAATCCTTGATCAAATCTTGCGATAATTGCGATAAGTCTTTTTAATAAATCGTTTTCCATATGTTCCTAAGAAGTTGAGTATGGTAATGACACCTTGGATATTGGTTTTCATAGTATGAGTGAACACTGCGGTTAAACACCTAGCTGAAGAACTACAATCTATCATCTAAATGTGGAGAGAAAGCGTGTTCCTACGATTACCCATTACCATACTTTAATCGTTATCTCTATTATACCATATAATTATTTATCTGTCAAGAGAGGCCCACATCCGTTTCATACCTTCACTTATCTTCTTTTTGGTTTCTTCAGACTTTGGTTGACTTCTTCTTTTACCAGACATTTTCTTTCTGCTTTCTGGTGAATGTGTATAGCCATTACTCTTCATTGATTCACTTATTTTCTTTCTGGCTTCTGGTGAATGTTTTTTACCATAGAATGGATTATCTTTCCCCTCATGCCAATTGGTGAAACCTTTATTCCAAGGCTGTTCACTACATTCATTAGGAACATATACAAAGGTATCGTTCTGAACCCACTCGCGTAGTTCAGTAGTAAAAACAGGGTCAGTATAAGTATTAGTAGACATAAGCGGACTCCTTATAAGTTCGTTATTGTTTAGGTGGGGGTCAGCTCTATACTGGCCTCTACTGTATTTATAACAAGAGGGCGTGCCGCTGGAACGACACCCCAGGCCCCCTAAAGACTTGAGTCAAATTGCTTGTCAGTTATGGCCACAGTTCCAGATTTCTTAGGAACATAGTTTGTGTTTTCTCTCATATCTGAAAACATAGTTTCATCCATATCTTTTGTCCAAACCATGTTAATATCTTCGTAGAACACTCCACAGGATCGTTTTGGACGGCCGTCAGGATAAAAAGACATAGCTACACATCGTGGTATAACCTTTGTAGCTTCATCTTGTCCAGAGAAGTAACTAATAAAATCACCAGATTTTAGGTAATATTCAAGTTCTCTAATATAGACTTTCTTGTGGTCAGCAACATTAGA